TTCAAATGTTCTATATTATCTTCATTATAAGGTTTTCCTTGAAGAAACATTTTCTTTACAATTTCAGTAAACTCACCTGCCTCTGCACTCATACCAAATGAAGCAGTAAGAAGACGAGGAACATCAGCATCAGCAAGTTCTAATTCAGTCAAACGAGCAAAAAGTGCTGCAAAATCAGTACTTTCTTTACTTGTAGTCTGACGAACAAATTCAATATATTTTTGTGTATCTATTTTAGACATTAGAATTTAAATCCCTCAAATGATTTTTTTGGTTTTTTTTCTTCTTCATAAGTATAGTCTTCTTCCTTTCCATTGTCAATAATATCATCTTGTGCTTTTTGTTCACAATCATAAAGACGCATTTTAGCACGATCAATACCAACAACAAATCTTTTATTCATTGTTGGATCATTATATCTATTCTTCAATTGTTTTACCATTATCTGTCCAAGTTGTTCCAACTCTTCAGTGCTAATAAGGGCAAACATAAGATCAGCAGTAGCAGGGAGACCAAAGGATTCAGAAGTATCAGTAAGTTCAACATCAGAGTTACCATAACCACTACGAGTAGTCTGGGTAGCAGAAACAATTGGAACATTAAATTCAACTGCAAGACCTCTAAGTTCTTCAGCAATAGACTTGATATATGAATAAGAATTTGCAGAACCATTTGCTTTGTGCCTGGAGGAAGCACAAATATTAAGGTAGTCAATGAAAATAATATCAGGTCTAAATGATTTCTTAAGAGCAAGTTCATTCAAAAGTGCCTTAAAATGTCCAGAGTGTGCCGAAGCAGTTGGATATTCTTTAATAATAAAAGTTCCTTGTGTTTTCTTTGCAATACTATTTACCTTAGATTCAAACATAGACCTTGGCAAATCAGTAATATCTTTAATATTAACATTCAATAAATTTGCGTCAATTCGCTCAGCAATTTTCTCCTCTGCCATTTCAAGAGTGATGTAGAGAACGTTGCGCCCTTGCAATAAGACGGAACTAGCAACGTGGCACATAAAGAGACTCTTTCCGACACCTGTACCAGCAAGAGCGATATTGAGAGTCTTAGTAGGTAAACCACCTTTAGTAATTTTGTTGAAATATTCAAGGTCAAATTCAATCTTTTGCTCCTTTTTATGGTAAGATTCATAACGTTTTTCATAGTCTAACAGATAGTCGTGTCCGATTGCAGTATCAAAAGATACTGCTAGGGCATCAGATAAGATTGATGGAATGCTATCACGATTTTTCTTTTCGTCTTTACCATCAGCAATATGAATAGATTCCATTAGAGCCAAATAAATGGCACGGTCACGACACCACTTTTCGGTAGTATCAACTAACCAATCAAATTCTATAGGAACATCATCAAGACATTCAATTAATTGTAAGACTTGTTTAAAACTATCTTCATTAATATCTTTAGATTTCTCAACTTCAATACAAAGAACTTCTTTTGTAGCAAGTTGATTATACTTTTGAACAAAATTTAAAATTTCCTGAAATACAATTTTTTGATTCGTGTCTTCAAAATATTCTGGTTTAACGAAAGGAATAACCTTTCTTGTATATTGTTCATTATGTAAAAAATTTCTTAGAATCAAAAATTCAACTTTATCCATAACTAAATTCTTTTCGTGCTGTCTCATCAAGTGCTTGCATTACTTCAGGTGTGAAGTATTTTTCAGGATTTTTTAGAATCTCTTTTGCATAGAGTTTCTTTCCATCTATCTCATAACGTCCAGCAACATTCTTCCAAAGTCCACCAAGTTCTCCCAATTCAAGAAGTCCATAATACTTATCTAAACCACGCTCATCATAGAACAAACGGATTTCAACATCTTTATTTTCTTTACTTAAACGCGACTTAGCAGTCTTTGCCTTGATAATGTTTCCAATGACTTCTGTTCCATCTTTTTCTTTTTTCTTGCTGAGATACACGATAGTAGAACTGGCATACTTAAGACCAGAACCACCACCCATTTCTTTTGTAGGAACATAAGCACCGATGACATCGTAGGTATGATTGGTTACAATCATTGGAATTTTTGCTTGACCAAGTTTGAGCGTAAGCATTCGGAATGCACCCTTTACAAGTTGAGATTTGGTCATATCTCTGACTTGCTTTTCATTTAGGGCATCAGTAATCTCTTTATCAGTAGAAAGCATACCCAGAGAATCTAACACAAACATACAAGGTTTGCGATCATCCACTGGTGACTTAAGATATATATCTACTGCTTTCAGTGCCTTATTTCTAAAGTCTTCAATTGTAACGACTCTTACAACTACAAGACGTTTCGTATCAACACCACGACTTTCTAGAAGTGATTTGGTGATTGCTGCCTCAGTATCAAAATAGAGACAATATCCATCAGGATTACTATCAAGAAAATTCTTAACGACAGCCAGACTGAAGAAAGTCTTTCCTGTAGAACTTTCACCTGCGATTGCAGTAATCTTGTTACCAGATACACCACCAAAGATACTCCCACTGACAAGAGCATTAAAGATGTATGAACCCGTATCCACATAAGTTTCAGTCTCATCAATATCTGATGCCAACTCTGTGTAGTCATCGCCAATTTCTTTTACAATATCTTTAAGAAAATCCATAATCAATCATCCTTTTTTTCATTTTTATTCAAATTATTCATCTTATAACTCCATAGTTTTTGATATAGTGCAGTATCACCCCCCAGTCTTAGAGCACTAAGAATAGTTTCAAGTTCTTTGTCGTTAATTGGCAATTCCATTAAGAGAAAAATAATTCAAGGTTTACAGTTTTTTCCACGTTCCATCCAATGGCATCAAGAATTGATTTAAGAGGATCTAGAAATGCTTTCTCAAATTGTAGGTCATAATCCACATATTTATCAAGTCTAATTTCTTTAGGAAATTCTGATATAAATGAAATTACATTCTCGTGAATTGGATTTGGTTTCTTTAGATATACAAACTTAATCTTTTCACCACTTTGTATTAATGAATATTTATTTGTTAGTTTTGCCTCTTTAATATAATGATTAAAGAGGAGCGCCCCACGAACGTGAATGGGTGTCCCTTTTGTATAAATTGAAGATGATGATTTGTATTTGTTTGTATCAGACACAGAACGAGGAAATGAAATTTGCTCAGGAGGAAGTTTTTTAAAGTTATTACGACACTTATCAATATAATCAATAACTTCATCTTCAGTGCCACTCATCATTAGTTTAAGAGCATCCTTAATCATCTGACGGCAAGGAGCAGGAGTTGAAGATTTAACAGCTTCAATTCCCATCATCTTGAGTTTGGGTTCAGTATATGCCACACCCTCACTATTCCATACATTGAGAATATAACGCTTCTTGGCAGTCCAGATTCCACGATCAGCAATATTCTCACGCTTCATCTGCATCTTCTGATCATAAGCATTCACATAGGTTGCCAGTTCTTGGTAAGAACCCTCAATATACTTTTCAAGTTCCATCTCACAGATCTTATCAAGGAACGAGACAATGCTTTCAGTAGTTTTCTCTCTTCCCTTGAATACAGTTTCAACCACAGGACCCATATTAAGATAAATGGAATCGGTATCAGAAGCAATGACATAATCTACATCCTCAGTCTTAAGAAGTTTATTGATATAAGAATTCATCTTGGATTCAATCCAACGAATAGAAACCTGACCAGAAAGAGTGATTGCCTCAGCATTTGCTAGTTTATAATACCGGAAATACTGGTTACCAATAGCACCATAAGCAGAGTTAAGAGAAATTTTCTTTGCCATTTGAATATTATTACATCTGGCAATTTCTTTTTCCAACTCCTTAGACTTATTTTTTTCATATGATTTTTTGGCATCAATCATCTTCTTTTTAAAGATAACTCGCTCATTGTACATTTTCTCCATAAGTTCAGGAAGAATTCCACGAACATCCTTACGGTACATTGCACCATTTGCACATACCGCATAATCATTATACCCATCAAAGTCAATCTCTTGATTAAGAATTTTATCAACAGTTGCAGTAGGATGACGTTCATCAACCAAAGTTTCAGGAGAAATATTATACTGCATAATCAAGTGAGGATACAGTGAGTTAAGGTCAAAGTTCACCACCCAATCATACTTACCAGGAATTGGTTCCTTTACATAAGCACCAGCATATTTTTCATTCTTTTGAGATTTATTTTTTGGAGGAATTACAATATTACGTTTCTTGAGATAATTGTAGATAATATTATCCCACATACGAACCTGATAAAAAACATCATTAAAATTTACTTTGGCATCAAATGCCATTGTAATTGCAAGTTCAATGAGTTTCATTTTATCTTCTAGACGATCAACAAGTTCCACATCAATGATGTTATACTCAATAAACTTTTGCCAGTTATTTGTATAAAATTCTTTAAATGTATCAAACTCAGAGTGATCTAGTTTCTTTTGCCCAAGTTCTACCTCAGCAATATAATCCAAACGATAGGATTCTTGTGCTTTATAAGTAAACTTCTTATAAAGATCCAGATAATCTAAAACAGTTACACCACCAATATCAAATACTGTATGTTTACGTCCATTAATATAAATTTCATCCTCAGTTACAAGTCCCCAAGGAGAAAGTCTCTTCATTGTTTTTTCATTGAGAATTCTATTGAGACGCTTGGCAATATATGGAATATCATATAATTGAACATTCCATCCAGTAATAACTTCTGGAGTTTGTTGTGACCAATAATGAATAAAAGAATTTAGAAGATCATATTCAGAGTTACATTGAACATATTTTACATTTTCTTGCTTATTTTCAAAAGGTTTAATTCCCCAAGTTATAATCCTTTTGGTATTATAATTTTGAATAGAGATTGCAAGAATTTCCTCAGAACAAGATTCAACATCGGGGAATCCTTCTTCTGATGCAACTTCAATATCAAGAGTTATAAGTTTGATTTTACTAATATCAAACTTAATTTCATCTTCTGGATATTTTTCTGAAATATATTGATAAACATATCTATCTTGCCCATATACATCAAATCCTTCAACATCTTCATACCTTTTAAAAAATTCCCTACAATCTTTAACTGTTCCCGGTTGAATAACCTCAACCGGTTCTCCGCTTAATGTTTTATACTTAGTTTCTTTTTTAGTTTTTACAAAAAGAGTTGGAGTAAATTCTTCTCTTGTTTCAAAATTTTCTCCATTTTCATATCCACGAATCAAAACTTTATTTCCAATTAACTGGACATTAGTATAAAATTTCATTTAATAAGATCCTCATATTTTTTCAATAATAAATTATTTGGATCAACAATTGTTAGGATTTTGTCAGAATGTATCATAAAAGTATTCTGTGACGAATATTCCATCATCCAAGGAACTAATATTTTATCATCAGTAATTAAAAAAGGCTCAATCAATTTACAATCAGGTTCACCTAACTCAGATCCAACTTCTTCAATCTGAGTTATCAGAATTTCCTTGTTCAGAAGAACTAAAATTTTTATCATTTTCATTTCCATAATTCAATACATCCTCTAAATACATTTCTTTAAGTTTTTCTACAGGTTCAACCATTGTAACAACCCACTCAGTAGTTAATGGAATTGTTTTATCTTTGCTTAGTGGCATCCAAGGA